GGAGGTGGTGGAGGTGGAGCTGGCGAAGCATTAGGTACTACAAATCTATCTAAGCCAGGTTCAAATGGAGGTGCTTCAGGTTCATATTTATTTGGCGGTGGTGGAGCTAAGGGTGCAACACTAACTGGAGCAAACGGTACAAACGGTACATCTCGTGTTGGTTATGGATGTGGTGATGGTGGTGGAGGTGGAGCTGGAAGTAATAGTATAAAAGGTGGTAATGGTGGGAAAGGGGGTACTCCTGGTGGCGGAGGTGGCGGAGGTGGCGGAGGAACAGGAATCGCTGCTAATTTTGGTAATGGTGGTGATGGTGGACCTGGTGAAGTTCGCGTCTTTTGTTGGTAGTGTGGTATAATAAATTCATGAAAACAATATATACACTCAATGTAGATAATTATGCACCAGAGATACGAGCTCTAACTTTTCCGTATCTTAAAAGATATGCAGATAAAATTGGTGCAGAGATTTTTGAAATCACGGAAAGAAAGTTTCCTGATTTTCCAGCGGTGTATGAAAAGTTACAAATCTACGAACTAGAAAAAGAACGAAAGAGTGACTGGATTATATATATTGATGCCGATGCCTTAATTCACCCAGAGACAATAGACTTTACTGAATTTATGCCAATGGATGCGGTTGGTAACAACGACCATGACATAGCTCCAATACGCTGGACTTATGATGATTATTTTAGACGAGACGGAAGAAATATTGGCTGTGGCAACTGGCTAGCCATTGCTTCAAAGTGGTGTATTGACCTATGGCGACCACTTGATGACATGACTCTTGAAGAAGCAGTAAAAAACATTCACCCAACTAATGCTGAACTTTTAGGTGGAATTGAACCATCTCATTTGATAGATGACTATGTGACCTCAAGAAATATTGCAAAGTACGGATTGAAACACAAAACAGTAAAAATGATTTTGAAAGAACTTGGGCTAGAAAGTGCAGAATTTTTCTTGCATGGATACGCTATGTCTAATCCAGCCAAAGTATTAATGTTAGAAGAAACTATTAAAAGGTGGAGAATCTAAATAGATGGAAGAAAACAATTTTACATATTTAATAAACTTAGCTGGTAATGTCTGTAAAGATGTATTCTTAAAATGTGCTGGTACTGGTATATTAGTGATCAGTGAATTTCTAGTGGATGATGTGTTAGCTAAGGCAATGCTTGGTCTACTCATACTTATTCTTTTTGATTGGGTGACTGGCACAATGGCTGCTAGGCATACCGGTGACCATATAAAAAGTGCAAAGATATTTAGAACACCAGTAAAAATTGTTGTTTATTTTATGCTAGTGACTGGCGCACGGATCTCAGAATACTCTCTACCAGACATGGTACATTTTATCGATGAAACAGTCGTAGCTTTTTTGACGTTGACTGAGATGATTTCATTATTAGAAAATACTGGTAAAATGGGGTATCCTATACCAATTAAAATTCTTAAGAAATTAAGAAAATTACGAGATGAGTAATCAATATAAACTGCTAATAGTAAAAAATAGATTTACTGGAAAGATCAATATATCTAGTGGTTTAGAATGGTTTAAAAAAAATACACCAGTTGAAATGACTACTGAAGAAATTGTAACTGACTTTGATGTAACTACTGAAAAAGTTAGTAATGCTACATTTTCTGGAGTAATCTGCGGTGATGATATTTATCAAAAACTTCGCACTGTTATACCAGAAGGAAAATATCATGCAGTAGTATTTATATATGGTAATCAACTTGATGGTATTAGAGTAAATGTTTCAAAAAGTCTACCATTATACCCTGGAACTGATTTGATACAATTGTGTCACACTACTGATGGTGGTAAAAAACTTAACCATGAAATTTTTCATACTTTTATACATCGATTACAACGCCAACAAATTATGGTAGATGATCCGATGGATATAGTTCCTGTTGATGGCGTATACATGAAATATTTTAATGATTCAGATTTAGATGCTGTTCCTTCTAATAGAAGTATTGCCCTAGAGAGAATAAAACCATACTGGGATAAAATAACTAATATTATGGTTGTACCACCATTGGTTGTTACAAAATATAAATATTTTTCAATGTCTGAATTTACTGACAATTCTGGACGACATACATTTTCAGAACTCGATGCAACATTCCGCACATTACTAGATAAAATGCGCAGTGAGTGTGGTTTTCCTTTTAAGATAACATCTGGCTATCGAACTGATGCAGAAAATAGAATTCTAGCAGATGCTGTACCGGATTCTTCGCATACTTCAAGATTAGCGGTCGATATCTATTGTATAGATAGTGCGAAACGTGATAAAATTATTAATGTAGCCAAAGCAAATGGTATAAGGAGGATAGGTATCGGAGCAAATTTTGTTCATATCGATATCGACTCTACAAAACCGCAAGATGTTTTGTGGACTTATTATAAGTAATAACATAAAAATATGAAGAACGGACTATTAAAATTGGATTGGGAAAATGTAAAGAGTGCTGTTGTTTATGGGTTGTTAACAATGTTTGTAGTTTTTGTTATCTCTATATCGGAAGCAGTCATCGCGCATGGTAGCATTTTTGGTGTAGATTGGAAAAATGTAGTTGATATTAGTTCTTTGAAAGTATTAGGAGTATTCATTTCTGGTATATCAATAGTTAAGAATTTATTAACAACAAATGACGGTAAATTTTTTGGATTATTCACAGTTGTTTCGGACAAAACAGAATAATGATATAATTAATATATGTCAGATTTCCCACAGATAAAAATTAAACATAATATAGGAAATACCATCGAGGTACCTAATCAATTAGTCACTCGAGCTTTTACCTATATTTCTACAAATCTGCCTATTGGTGAAACTATTATACCTGTAGATAATGCTACTGACTTTACTGACGGAGCTATCTTGACACTGTTGTCTTCGATGGGTGCTGAAAATGCTGAATTTGGTATTGTAGCATCGCATACTGATCAAGAATTTACTGTGACTGCTACTGAGATGCCACATAATCGTGGTGATATGGTCCAAGAGGTACGATTTGATCAAATAGTTCTTCAAAAAGCTAGTAGTATTAATGGGTCATATTCTGTTATAGACACTAAAACATTTCAAGTTACACAACAACAAACTGTATTGTTTGACTTGAATGGGTTAACTACAGACTACTACAAAGTTCAATGGAAAAACTCACTTACTGGAGCAGTTTCTAGCCTATCTGAACCGATAAGTGTCTTGGCATATCCCGTAAATTCTGTGGCTAATTTGATTACTCCAGTATTAAAAGCTATGGGTATATCCCCAGAAGATAAAAATATAAACACTGAGTTTTGTATTTCAGCTGTGAACGATGCTAGAAAATTCACTCAAGGAAGATTATCTGGTATTCGTTTTGCATGGAGAGAAGAATTTGAACATCCAGTCAAAGTTCTAGCCGGTAATAATTATATCGATTTACCAGATGATATTGATTTCACTGATACCGATCGTTCAGTTCTTGCTGCTAGATTTTTGTTGGGTAATGTACTTGCTCCTTTCAATTTAAGATATATTGATAAACGTTCTTGGAACCAAGTAGCTTTTAATGTGCAAGGAGGAGTGGCGGAGACTGATGTTGAAATTGGTGATACCACCATAACATTAAATAGTGCAGGAGACTTCTGGGGGAATTCTGGTGGAGTAGCATATGTGGCTACTACAGATTATGATCAGACAATAATGCAGATTTCTTACACAGGAGTAGATTTGACAACCAACCAATTGACCGGGGTAACTGGAGTTACAAGAGATATACCGGCCGGGACGCGGGTATGGTCGAACCCATCGATCGCGCAGCCGATATATTATACAGTTTATGACGGAAAGCTCTTTTTCGAAAGAATAATTCCAGATTCAATGCAGGGGAATAACCTCTATATTGATTATTACAAAAAATTGGACGAGGTTACGGATCTCTATCAAGAACTTCCGGAGTATTATAGAGACATATATAAATTTTATTTGCGATATGCGATTAAGTATCGTAAAGATGTAACACTTGCAAACGATGATGCAGACTTGAAAAAGTTTGAAGATCTTTTGGAAGCGTTATTCAATAATTTATATACTGGGCAATCAACCATTATTCAAACAGGTTAAACGGCTAGCATCCTACTGCTTTAATATTATGGGTTACACACAACCAAGAATTTCATTGATGAACATACTTTCTGCTCATCCAGCTACACAATTGGTACTGGATGCTTCAATCGATTCTGCATCAGCTACTCCAGATGGATCAACTTATGCAGGTATCTTTGAACCAAATGCAAATTTGATTATCCTTGCGGGTACTGCGGCAGGAAACTATGTTAACTCTGGAACAACAGCTGTGCCAGAATGGACAGCTTCTGTAGTCGGTTCTACAGGTCCCACAGGACCAACCGGTTATACTGGTTACACTGGTGCTACAGGTGCCGCTGGTGCTACAGGTGCTACTGGCTATACAGGTTATACTGGTTACACAGGTTACACTGGTCCAGCTTAGTCTTTCCATCAGGTCCTCGGTTATCCGAGGACCTTATTGGGTAGATTAAAAACATGAGCAATTCACAAAGCTTCAAAAACATAAAAATTCCATATCCCACTGAAGGGATAATTCGAACTGCATCCATAGATGATACTGTAGCTCCTTCGGGTTCTGTACAGGTAGCTATAAATGCTAACTTTGATCGAGTTGGTGGTATTCAGACACGATTGGGTATTACTGAATATGCAGATGATTTAGTAGATCCTATCAAACAATTTGGTACACTATATAATAATGTGGTAGCGGAAGGATATAATAATCTTAGTAAATTAGCTGAGACAACATCATTAGGAGAATTTAATGCTCAATATGCACTATCTAAAATTGACGATACTCATTATCTAGCTTTTTGGGAAGGAACAGGTAGCGATGGTTTTGCACAAGTTTTGGAAGTAGATTTACAAACTGGAGCAATAACCCCACTGGGGACTGCTATAACATTTGAAGCCGGAACTAATAGTCAAAATTCTTGTCAAAAAATAGATAGTACACATTATATAAATGTATGGAAAGGTACAAGTGGAGATGGTTTTGCGCAAGTATTTTCAGTAAACTTAACCAGTTGGGCCGTGGCAGCTGTTGGAAGCCCACTTGAATTTGATACGGCTGATGATTTCTTTAATTCTTTAACTCAAATTGATGCTAATCATTTTTTAAATTGCTACTCTAGTGTTGGAACTGATGGTATTGCTCAAGTATTAGAAGTGAATTTAACGACCTATGCAGTAACAGCAGTCGGAACACCACTTACATTTGATTCAACCTCAGCAAGCTACATCACGTCAGCTCCATTAGGAGATACTAATCATACTATTGTATTTTGGACTGATACAGATACTGACGGAAAAGCTAGAGTATTGAACGTTAATACAGGAACTTGGGAAGTTACAACAGCCGGGGCTTTGTTGGAGTTTGATACTTCAGATGCTGTTTATAATTCGTGTGCATCATTAAATGATGGTCAACATTTTATAAATTTCTGGAAGGGGGTTTCTGGTGATGGTTTTGCTCAAGTATTTGAAGTAAATCTTTCTACATTTGCAATTACTGCTAAAGATAGTCCTTTTGAATATGATACTGATAATAGTACCGGTAATAAAACAGTTGCTGTTGGAGCTGATGATCTACATTTCTTTACAATTTGGCAAAGTAATAATTCAGATGTAGTAGGGCGAGTATTTGCTGTTGATGGAACTACTTTTGCAGTTTCATATTCTACATCGGAAGTAACTATTGCTGATATATCATCTGCTGATTTTGCTGTGATACAAACTACTGACTATAAAATCTTAACTCTATGGAGTACTACTAATACAGAGCCGGGACCAATGGATGGTAGTGTATTTTTTGTCTATGGAGACACAGAATCGCATCGTTGGTTGTATGCTCAACAAGGTGATGGCGATGTATTAAACTGGGATGGTGCAACTTGGACGACACGAAGAACTGGAGTAAATCCTCAGCAAAAAGCTAGATTTACTCAGTATCTTAACTATATTTGGATGGTAAATGGTAATGCTTCTTTTGGTGATCCGGTACAGACATCGAATGGAGGAACCTTTGGTACTGATTTAGTCCCAGCTGATTTTCCGCCAGGAGATTATATTCAAGCGGGATTTGAGGGACGAGTATGGGTTGCAGATAAACTATATGATGTAGTTTACTTTACTGATATTGTTCAATTTACTCCACCAGATTTATATACTCTAACTTTTGATCCAGCGACAAATTTCATTAAGAACTTTTCACCTCAAAATGGTCAGACTATAACTGGATTATTCACTACCCCTCGAGCACTTCTTTTATTCAAGCAAGATAGTATTTATCGAATATACGGGGCTTTTTCAGTGGATTCATATCCAGCTTACAATGTCGGCACATATTCTCAAGAATCAATAGTACAGACAAAAGATGGATTATATTTCCACCACTCATCTGGTTTTTACAAATTTGCATATGATTCACAGCCAGTTGAAATTTCTCGAAGAGTTATAGATTTCGTTCAAGCTATTTCACGAGATTATTATCCAGAAGTTAAGGGCATATACAATGGTTTTGATGCAGTTGAATGGCATGTGGGGTCTCTCACTGTCGAAGGAGTTTACTATCAAAACTGTGTAATGCGATACACAATCTCTACCCAAGTCTGGACAATTTATGATTACCACAAAAATAACATCACAGCTTTGGTAAATTATGATGATGGGGTCACAATTAATATGATCGTTGGATCAACAAAAGTATAATTTATGTCATTATTTTTAGATAAATTACTAATAATTGGAGGTGGAGGTGGAGGTGGATCTGGTACTTACTATCGGGGTGGAGGAGGAGGTGCTGGCGAATATATAGAAACTGATAACGTTGCTGTCTTACCCCAATCATATGACATTGTTATTGGACCTGGAGGGTCTGGTGGCGGATCTGGAGATTATGGATTAAATGGTAGTAATTCTACTGCTTTTGGATATACCGCTAAAGGTGGGGGTGGAGGTGCGGCTGCTACAGCTTCTGCCCCAAAGAATGGTAATATTGGTGGATCCGGTGGAGGTGCATCAGGAGGTACAAGTGGAAATACTGGTACTGGAGGTGCATCTAATGCTACTACAGGAGTGGGATATGCTGGAGGAAATGGAGCTGGAGCTGATGTTGGTGGAAGTAGAAGGGGAGGTGGAGGTGGAGGTGCTGGAGGTGTTGGGGTGAATGCAAATAATACCAGAGGGGGGAATGGAGGCCCTGGCGTTACATCAAGTATTACTGGTAGTTCTGTAACAAGAGCTGGTGGAGGAGGTGGAGGTTCAGCTAGTAACAGTGGAACTGGAGGAACTGGAGGTGGAGGAAACGGAACTACAAGTTCTGTTAATGCTACAAATGGTACACCTAATACTGGTAGTGGAGGAGGTGGTAGTGGATCAGATTCACCAAATGGTACTGGAGGTGATGGAGGTTCTGGAGTGGTAATACTTCGATATACTACAACTGAATTTGGTGTATGTACTGGTGGTACTAAAACTACTAATGGAACATATACTATCCATACTTTTACAGCTAATGGTACATTTGTTGTAAATACTCTACCTGAAATTCAAACACTAACTCCAACTGCTGTTACAAAAACTACTGTTACAGGTAATGGTGATCTAGTGAGTGATGGTGGTGAAACTATCACTGAAATGGGATTTGTTTTGAATACATCACCAAATCCTACTATTGGAGATACTAAAGTTCTTGTAACAAATGGTGAAGGAGCATATAGCTCAAATATAACCGGTCTTACGGAAAATACTCCATATTACATGAGAGCATTTGTGACTCTTGCCACAAGTGGTACTTTGTATGGCGCACAAGTAACATTTACAACACTCCCACCAGTAACTTTAGCTACATATGCGGTCACAGAAATAACTCAAAATACTGCTGTAGCTAATGGTGAAATTATGGATGATGGAGGTGAAACTATCACTGAACGAGGTTTTGTCTGGGCGCTTACAACTAATCCAACTACATTGGATAATAAAGTAATCGTAGCTGGAACACTCGGTACATATTCTGGTGATATGGATTCTTTGACTGAAGCTACACTTTACTATGTTAGAGCTTATGCTATCGCTGATGGTGTAATAAGTTATGGAGAAAATCGAACATTTACAACCGCTAGTGATCTAGCCCGAGTTGGTGCGCTAGATACTGGATATACTGATTATGGTACTCCTATATACTGGGAACTTATCGACAGATGGAGATCATTTACTGATATGTATGCGAAAGATAAAAGTATTAGTGGTCTTAATATCTATACTGAAAACGCTGCGGGGACTAGAATTTATTTCCAGGCTCAAAAATCTCCAGCGAATGTCTGGGAAGATTTGGGTACGGTTACTTCAGCAAATAATGCTTTGATGCCGAATTCTCAAACTACTGATTTCGATGTGGGACGATTACGACTTTCTGGATTTACTTCTGGTACACCAATAGTGATACATGGTATTGAAATTTTATCAATTAATGATAAAGGATTTAATCAAAACTAATGAATTTTGAAGAATTAAATTTGAATAGATTTGGTTATAAAATGGTACCAAAACCAGTGACTGATAGCTCTGTGGAAATGTCTTCTGAGGTCTATAGTCGCAAAGAAGCCAGCTCCCAAGATGCTTCACAGAAAGATAAGAAAGATGCGCGAGAAGTTATAACTGGTACAGTAATAACAGCGTGTTTAGTTAGATCTTCTGATCAAGAAGATAGAATAGAAATTGGTCAAAATTTAGATTCCATATTATCTAATGTAGATATTGGAGATTTAGATTTTTCACAGGCAAAATCTTTGGATTATTTGGTAGCATTTCGTCCAGGAGGTAAACTTGGATTCATTTTGACTGGTATTGGCGCTGCTTATCTTGGATATGCTATGACTCCAACCAAAGTGCTTACTTGGTATGGTACAAATGCCGATTCGAAAATAACACAGAGTGAAGTAGCGTGGACAGTCGAACATACCAGTACTGGCACATATACAGTTACACATAATTTGAATAGTTTAAATTATGCTGTTAATGTTACCGCTACAACATCTGGCGGGTTGGCTGTATATGTGTTTGGTTATGTATCAAATAAAGGTTTAAATAGTTTTATTATTAATACTTGTGATTTAGTAGGTCTTGCAACAGATACAGATTTTGATTGTGTAATATCAGTTTTTAAATAATTAATTGCCATTAATAAAAAATAATCGTATAATTTATATAAGCACATGGATGAAACTAAACAAAAATTAACAGGGTTGAACGCAATAAACACTACTTTGAATCGTGGGTCTGTTGGCGATCAAGTTAAAGCATTACAACAGTACTTGATAGGTCTTGGTTACACAAATATAAAACCAGATGGAGTTTATGGTCCAATGACTGAATCTGCTGTAAAGCAATATCAATTGGATAATGGTTTGAAGGGGGATGGTATATTTGGTCCAATTTCTCTACAAAAAGCACAAACTCTAGGAAGTTCTGCTGAACCAGCTGGCGCAGTTGGAAGCGGTAAAGATTTTAATGATCCGAATTATATACCAAAGACAAAAGAAGAGCTCGATGCGTATATCAAGGCTCAAAATGCTGAAGTGGTGAACCATCCAGTTTTTGCTGGAAATAGTCAGGAAATGATTGATTACGCCTCATCAACTGGAGATTTTAGTCAATTACTTAATTCAGAAGGCAAGCCATTCAGCCAAGCGGATCAAGAATCAGCTTATGCTGAAGCTAATAAAGCTCTTCGTCCTGGTTTTCAAGCAGAAAATAATTATGATGTGGCTAATGTTGAAAAGACTTTGGGTGATACCGGACTGGAATATAACAGATTTTTGGATACTGAAGCTAAGAATTTTCAAGAAGATAAGAAGGCTTTAGATCAAAACGCTGCCGATAAGGGAGTACTATTCTCGGGGGGAAGGGTTGAAAAAGAAAAGAAACTAGCCAGTGATTACGCTTCAAATTTGGACTATACAAAAAATAAAGTTGCATCTGACCTAGGTGGAGTAGCTAGAAATTTTGCATATCAATATGGGGATAAAGCTGTGAATAACCCAAGTATTTCATCATATTTTAATCTAGGCGGTAATGTATATAACCCAAAATTGGCAAGAAATAATGTCGGCGCAAGTCCATTAGCTAATATGGTTAAGAATACTTCTTATGGTTTCCAGGGAACTAAGAATGTATCTAACATGGCCAATACAAACATCCGAGCTGCAAACCTATTAAAAAATAAGGGAAATAAGTTATTATCCACCGGATATCTTAATCAATTATAAAAATATATGACAGAATCACCATCATTAAAAGAGTTTTTCAAAAATTTAATAAGTAGAGGTTTTGATGTACCTCCAATACCTCCAGGATCAGCTGGATTTGGTTTCAAGTCTCGAACCCAAAATCTTCCTAATGGTGGTGGAACCTATCAAAGTCCAGTCCCAGGGAAAAGTCCTGTATACGGATCACCAGATTATATGTCTCCTGATGTGCCAATCTATTCTCGATATGGCCAAAGTGGTAGTTCTGATTTAGCTACCCCTGCTGCAACTACTACTCCACCTCCTGCACCTACTGGGACTGGCGGTGGATCAAGTGGAAGAGTTTTTTCGGGTGGAGGCGCAGCCGCTCCGGCCCCAAGTGCTCCTTTGGATATGAGTCAATATAAAGATAGAATCAATCCTGCAACCGGCAGACTATATACACCTAAAGAATATGCAGACGTGATTGCGAAACGAGCTGGTGGAGGAACTGTTCCTGGGTATGCTGGTGATGCGATAACAAATCCTGGTATGTCAGCTGCTGATCTAACTAGACGAGCACGAACAATGAATAATGAAAGAAATGATATTGCGGTTGGTGCAACTGATCCGTATGGAGTAGCTTCACAATCTGGTCTTCAATACTCACCAGCTGAACTTTCGGCTATCGAGAAGGCTTATTCTGGAGTATATGACCCAGCTCTAAATGATGTATTCGCTAAACTTGAAGCTAAAAATAAAGAAGATGCGTTAAAAGCTCAAGAAGAAAGAGATAAAAATAAGAGTGACAGAGATTTAGCCAATGCTCTCACTCTCGAAGATGCTAAATATCGTCATGATTCTGCACTCAAATCTGTTAGTACCGGAGATTACAATCTTTCGTCTAAACAACAAACAGCTCTTTTGAATATAACAAATAAATATTCCAGTGATGCTACAATCAATCAAGGATTACAAGCTATTCAAATTAAAAATTTGACTAAAGCTATTAACGATAATCCTGGATCTTCTGGTAATCAACTTATTGCCCTATATACATTGGTTAAAAATCTTGACCCTAACTCAGCTGTTCGAGAAGGTGAATTGGATCTTGCACAAAAGACAAATTCATATCTCGGTAAATTTGGAGATAGTCTAACCAGAATAAGTGAAGGACGTATCTTGAATCCTACAGCTTTGAAAGAACTTACGGCCGCTACTGATCTTTTGGCAAATGAATGGACTAAGACAGCTCAACGCCGACAGCAACAGTTCAAGTCTCAAGCTTCTGTATTCGGACTTGATGAACCATTCAATGATTACATTGGTGGTTATGAAAACCCAGACACTATTAGTTCTTCAACAGATAATGGCGTTATCCCTGCCGGGACCGATGGAACAGCTTATGGTTTCCCTGGATATGTTTCAGATGGTACACAATGGATAGAAAAATAATATGGAACCAACAAAACCAAAAAAAATACCATTCGGTAGCACACCAATAGCTCCTGTCGCTAAAAAGACAATTGCATTCGGAAGTGCTCCTATCGTTCCTGTTTCACAAGGAACATCTACTCCAGAAAATACTGGTTTCACGGGGAAGGTAGATAATCTGGTAAAGGGATTGATTACGGCTCCAGCAACATTGTTAGCTCGGCCATTTCAAGCTGCACAATCTACAGTACAAACTATACAAGATGCACCAGCTATAGATAAATTTAAAACTGATGCCGCTGCAATCACAAAACAAAATGAAATGCTGACTAATGAACTCAAAAGAGTTCGTGCGGCTGGTGGTGATACATCTAATATTGAACGACAGATCCGAGAAAATTTATCGGTATTAAATAACACAATTTCTGAGGCTAACCCTGTACTAAATCGAACACCTTTTTCTGGTGGAGTAATAGCCAAAGCTCCAGAGAATTTTGGTGATGTGAAGAAAGATATAGGACGTGGAGCTGAAACTATAGCATTGGGTCTCGGCCCAGTATCGGGTGGTGCATTATTTGGTGCGGGTTCTTCAATGGAACAAGGTAATGATTTATTTAGTGTCCAAACTGCTTTCAATGCTGTGCTAGGTGCGGGTGCTGGTAAAGTTCTTGATTTGGTTGGTAAACCGCTCCTGGATGCTACAGGAAAAGTAGTAGGTACTATTACACCAGCTACTCTTAAACGAGTTGCTGAAGGAGGCGCTGATGCTATTGCTAAGTTTGCGGCCCAACATGAAATATTGCCACCTGTAGGAAAGGCGGCCGTACAAACACTTGAGAAGGGAGCAAATGCTGTCGATGAAAGTGCCAATAGACTATTTACTGGTATTAAAAATAAGACTGGCGAGGTTGTCACATCTCAATACCCTGGCCTATCTACTAAAGCTCAACAAGAAAGATTTAAAACTATCGAACAAAATGACTTTGCTCAGCCAGCTACTCAGCCAGTGGCAGGGTACAAAAAAGCTACTGAAATATACAATGATGCTAAGGCTTCAGGTACTGATCTTGGAAAGGTTGCTGTGGATAACGGAATCCAACATAGTAGTATTATTGAGAATGGTAAATACAATACTCTCGATACCGCCGATGCTTTGAGGCAAGATGCCATGAAGACATCTTTTGATCTTATCCGGCCTAACCTAAAAATTGCTGAATATAGCGTACCTAAAGTACCACTATCAGACATAAGAAGTAGTTTGATTTCTAAAATCGATAGTATCCCAGCAAGTAAAATTACTGCTACTGAACGGGCCGCAATGAAGGAAAATATAATGAAAGAATATGGACCTAAGTCCGCGGAAGCTAAAGCTCATCCAGACGGATATTCATTGACTGATTTGCATGATAATAAAATTGCTAAAAGCAATAACGGAAAATATAAATTTGGAGTTGGAGCATCAGATGCTCTCAAAGCTACTCAAAGTAGATATGAAAGTAGTGTCTTTGGTAAAATGCTTGAAGATAAAGCTCCAGCAGAATTGGATATTCATGGATTTAATGCTGAGCTTGAAAAGAAATTCAAACTTGCTGATTATCTTGAATCTTTAAATACGAAAAAAGTACCTCAAAGTGTTGCTCAAAGAGCTATAGAATTTATGGGTAAAATTGGGGGAGCTAGTACTGGATCTCAATTGGGTGGAACGCTTGGTGGAGTCGCTGGGTATCATTTAGGTGGAGTACTCACAGACTCATTCACCAGACTACCAAATCCAGTAAAGGCATATTATCTACAAAGTATTGAAAAGACACAGCCGGAGGTATTTAATATGTTCAGAAAATATCTTGGTGATCAGGAAACCATGAGATTGTTACAAAAACAATTACCGGCTCCAAAAACTATATTCCAGGGACCTACTCAAAATGGTAAACCATATACTCCAAATCCATTATTCGGAACTACTCCAGTCGTAGAAACTAAAAGCACTAAATAAAAAAAATACCCAGTCAAGCGACTATCTAAAAAGATGTAATCGAGACATGGGTATTTTTTATTTTGCAAACAGAGAAACCAGAGAAACGTTTTGATGGTATCATTCTCGAGATGTTCTCAAGTAATGGTTTCCAACTATCACGGGATCTACCAGTAACTCAAACTAATTATACACTAAGATTTGTTTCAAAGATAGATAGTAGGATAATTTCCATCTCACCGGCTAGCTGTGAAGCATTTTTAGTCTTAAACTCTTTCAAAATTATTTCTTCGGCCCGGGCAATAATCTCAGGAGTTAGCTCAACTCCTTGTTTTTTTGCCACATCGGCCAGGATAACACCCCATTCGAAGGCTAGTAATAGCTTTTTACTTCTGTAAAGTGGTATCTGTATCATCTTTTTCTGGTTCCCTAACCACTGATGGGATAGGATCTATTTGATAATGTTCATGGTCAATAAAGCCAACGACGTTTTCAATCACGTTTTGATTAGTAATGATTTGCTGAGCAACCATACTAACCTGTAAAGACTTGGCTAGGTCTTTGATTTGTTGGGCCTTATCTCTTGATTTTGCTCGTGCTTCTTGTTCGGTCATATATCTCTTAAATATTCTTGATAGGCATCGGATATTTCCCATGCCACCTTAGTTATTAATTGCTCCATTCGTTCGATCTCTCTAACATCAAACTCTCTGTGAAAGGATACGACCCGTCCTGTCACATTGACTGTCTTGTTACCATCCCGCCAAAAGTTTTCTGACATTTCAGTAGTTTCTTTTGTCTCTATCCAGTCAAGATCGCAGTATTCTGGAATTTTACCGATGCTCCATTTCAGCGCTGTGGCATAGAATACCAATTGATCATGCTTCTGAACTCTTGCTTTAGTCCAGGGGATTATACCGGTTTTGTATTCTCGAAAAACATTTGCTGGTGTATCTATTGTACCAACTTTATTGTAACTATCCAAGAAGGAAAGGATAGGTACTCCGTTGACCAGACATTCGATTTTATATTCTGGGGTATCATAAGTCAGTAAATCTGGTAGCAATTCTTTATGTTTGCCATCTTCAATCAATTTAGCTATATTTTTACCCAAAGTTAGATATTTAGAATTTAGTTTTGTACCATTCTCAAAATACTCCTTTCGGTAACGATTTGGATTTTGGATCCAGCAAGAAAGCTGAGACCAACTCAAATGAGGCTTGGGGAGTATTAATTTTTTTCCTTCTTGATCCATGAATTCTTAATTATTTTGTTAATAAATTTATACACATAATCCATAAAATCCCGATCAATATCATAAGCAACCCTGTGAATGTTTCCATATCCTATTTACTTTGTTAGTGAGGTTTGTAATAAACTAATAATATTCTCCTACCTTACCTAACTACTCGACCTAAAAATCCTTAGTTTTAATTTTATACATTTCACCATTTTCACAATGCCACACTATTCCTTCAATACCACAGTCATTGCCGTACTTTGATTTTTGCTTCGGTAACCAATCTTTCAATTCTTCGTAAGTAGTGGGTACATTATCAAATATGGGTGCTTGGCCTAGCGTAAAGAATACAATGCGATTTGTTGGTAAGTTTAAAGGATTTCCTTGAATATTAGTGCCTAGGGCTTCACCACTCCATTCACCGTCTGGTAGCTGTGTTAGGTCAGTATTTGCAAGTGCGTCATTGAGCCATTTGTCTTCGCTAGAAATAGCTGTATCTACATACCAAGGCTCAATAATACCTTTATATTTTTGTATCTTGTCGGGATTTCTACGTTTTTCTAACCTCACACAAGTACCACTACGCACAGTAACTCGCACGTTCATACCATCTAGTTTCTCGGTGGCTTTCACAGTTCTATCTAAGGCAAGCATTTCTAAAGAAACGCCAGCAACTACTTTTGGCACAACTCTTCCATTTTCTCTTTCAAATATTGTTTTAATTTTCTTCATCTCCTCCTTTTGTGTTAAATCTAGTAATGGGGACCCCTCTATTCATTTTCTTTTTTGTTAGCTAATTTAATAATCTACCTGTAACACATCCCCATTTCAGAAAATGCGTGATTTAAGATAGTCCATGCGACCCCTGTGAACAACATGACTGCTCCTAATACTAATAAATTACCTATTGCTTGATGAAAGTTTTTCATATCTATTTCCCCTCCTTAATTACTTTTAATATGTCACCACAAGCCTTACACGCTCCTATATTTTCGTCTAAAGTTTTAGTGTCTTTTGAATCTACTGCTAATTTTGAATATTCGTCTAACTTCTTCTCCACCTCCTCCAGTATTAAGGTCTTAGTGGCTTGGCTAGCATCTAAAAATCCACGATTATAGTAAAATTGTTCTGTTGTCTCTTCTTTCTGTTTGCGGATTTTCTCTACCCACCAGTTAGCTATTTCGTCAGGAGAAAGGTAAGAATTATAATGTGCTTGGTCACTATAATCTAAATATTCTTGTTTTAGTTTTTCCGCCCAATCTTCTTTCTCTGTAGATTTTACTTCTGAACTAGTATATTTTTCTTCACATTCTGCCGAACCGCATAGGTCAAATTCTTCAGCTGGTTTTCCGCAAGGGCAAGTCCATTCTTTACTTGGTTTTACTTCTGAACTATCTGCACCACACACAAAGCAACTTTTTCTATTGTGTATATTTTCGGTATTGCAATATTTACAAACCTTCTCCTCACTCTTTACTTCTGGTGGGTATCGCATTAAACATTTTCTACAATATGGTTCGCACATATTACTTTCTATTTCGTGCTGGCATTCACTCTTTGATTTCTCTGAAGTTGGGGTGGAAGTGCTTTTATCTGGGTAATTACATTTTACAGAACCATGAGCGAAACTTAAACCGCAATTTGGACACTCTTCTTTTTTATTCTTTGGGGTAGACATATCTATTTACTTATTCTAATTCTTCTGAATCTTCCTCAGTAATCCATAATTCTAGTCTTGTGTCGCTATCAAGAGGTGCAAAATCGCCAACTTTACCTAATTCTAAATCACCTAAGTATTCTTCGCTTACTCCTTTTTTTTCAAAGAGTTGCATTTGAGCCATTCCATAACAAGCCATTAACTGTACTGTATACTTTGTTTCTTTATTCATATCTTTTATTGTTATTCTAATAATCCTACTTTATAATCGCCTTATAAGTTACTCCATCTAATTTAACTTCTACTTCTTTTCCTGAAAGGGATTGTGGAGCGTTTACTTTAATACCAGTTATTTCTTCAAAGATAGTCGCATCGAAGTTTGGTAGATTCTCAAACCACTTTTTATCTTCTTCACTAGCACGATTCCAATATTCTGCCCACGCTTCTTTGTAGGTTAGAGTTTTGAGTAGCCCTCCCATTTGCTTAGCACTTTCTGATTGTTCAGATTTTGGTAGGTCATTTAGGTCTACCCAAGCACAGATTTTTAGGGCTGGGTAAACTATTCTGTTTTTAGAAAATTCAGAATATGTAACATCACTATCTTTATTAAAGAAACGCATTTTAGGTTCGTTTGTATTGAACCAGCCAGAGTTGTAGTAGCCAGAGTTGTAGTAGCCAGAGTTGCGGTAGCCAGAGTTGTAGTTGCCAGAGTTGTAGTTGCCAGAGTTGTAGTTGCCAGAGTTGTAGTTGCCAGAGTTGTAGTAGCCAGAGTTGTAGTAGCCAGAGTTGCGGTAGCCAGAGTTGTAGTTGCCAGAGTTGTAGTTGCCAGAGTTGCGGTTGCCAGAGTTGCAGTAGCCAGAGTTGCAGTCGCCAGAGTTGCGGTTGCCAGAGTTGCAGTAGCCAGAGTTGCAGTCGCCAGAGTTGCAGTTGCCAGAGTTGCTACAACCTGTATTATTATCTTTATGAATTTCATCACAATACTCACATTTTTTAGTAAACATTTTTATTCCGCAGTAAGTTGCGAGCTGTTATTCTAATAATCTCTTCAAGAAAGACAGGAAACTGGATTGAATGGACTTGTATATATGGTTGCCCAGTCTGCAGTATTGATTATTTCCGCAATATCCTTCAATCGCAGTTATTCTATCTTCCTTGGTGGTTAAAGTGGCTTAAGCCGAGCAGAAAGGGTCTTGCGGACTTATCTTTCTGGTGTTTAGCTACTATTCTAGAAATTCACTAAACTGTCTCTCGGCTTGAACCACTCTAACCTTTGTAAAAATGTGCCTGTGGGGAAGCGAACACTAAGATTCTCGCCGACCAGGGAAAACCCAGTCCTTTGTTCTGAGTCTTTGTTCCCCCACCGACACACTTTCTATTTTGTTTTTAATGACCAAAATCTAATTCTTCCACTTCACATGCGTCTAACCATAACTCTTTATAGTCTGTTGTTCTAACTCTAATTTGTGGAATTAGAGTGACCCTATAACCATCAGTAGGGAGAAGTAATAATAATTCTCCAGTGAGTATATGTTTAACTTTTTTCCCTGGTTCATATTTCATTTTTTTATAGGTTAGCTAAGATCTATAATTCTTTTTAATATCCCATCTAATAATATTGGTTTTTCATCAGCAGATAATTTTACTGATTTCTCAATTTGTTGTTGAATAATATCAAGCGCATCAAGACTTGTAGCAGATTTGATGGCACCATCAGCTTTCATAAATGCTACTGATTTAGTTTGAGATGATGCTGTTGGTCCTGTACTTGTAGTATTCTGAGGTTGCGCGATATCTACAGTACGCTCACTGACCGATACATTAGCTTTAGACATAAAAGCTGGTTTACGGCCATCCATAGGCTCTACCGCATATGTTCTGTAGAGATCTTCGATATGAGGGAATACTGCTAGCTTGGCATCTTCCATTGTGCGAGCTTCGACAGTGATTTTTGGTTGAATGTTCCCATACATCATAGTTGGGATAACAGCTTCAACTGTGTAACTAATAAGTTTTATTTCTAATGGGGGTCGTGTGGTGGGATTGTTGTCTACTGTAACCTTTTGAGATGTTTTCTTTTTTGACATTGTATTTTTCTAAGTTATTTTTTAATAATCTTTCGCACATCTTTTTTCGATTGATCATCTGACCTGGATGAACATGTATAGAAAATGATGTGCCGATGCAATCTAATTTGAATACTTGAGTGGCTTTCTTCATATAATTAAAGTTTCATTTTAGTAAATCGTAATGACTCGGATTCTTCGTAGGTAGCTTCATTGGTACTCTTAGCTTTTTCTTTTTCAGCTTTGACATTTTCTTCCATCTCGACTATACGAGCTGGGAATGTCCACTTTTTAATTTTGCTAACACTGAAACTACCAACTCCGGTATCGACTTTCTTTTCACCTTTATCAATCATCATTTGAAGGATGTGGGGGCGAAGTTGTTCTTTCTTTAATTCTAATGCTTCGATCTGACTCTCTAGCAATGCGTACTCTTCGTAAATATTTGAGATGGGCATTTTATTTTTTATTCTTAAAGTAATAATCAATGATGATGCGGTGCATTTCACCATTGCCGACCTTTAGCTTTTCCGCTTCTTGTTTAATAGCTTTGGCTTGGTCTCGTCTAACTCCTGGGTATACTCTAACTAATGTATTTTTTTCCATATTGTTTTTAGATTAATTTATAAATTCGACATACTAATTATAATCGGTGCTGGTGTCGGTGTCAAATGCTATGTGTGTATAACTAAATCTGCATATTCTCTAGCTTCATCTTTGGTAATACTTCTCTCGCTATTTTCGATCATCTTAACGATATGCTCAATCCGGATGAGATAAAAAGTATCATCAAATTGGATGACAAGATAGGATGGAAGGGGTGGTATTGATAATGTATCACACGGCTTTTTCCTCCTATCTTCATCACTCAATTTCCAGACTAAACCATTCTTGGCGGTGGACTGTAGGCCTTCGTATTGATGCTCTTCGATATCTTTGAAGTTGAAAGTATTTCCTTTTGCCACCTTCAATTCGAAGAAACCTACCAGTCTACATTCTCTGAGATATTGATTAAACTTAATCTGGGCTTTATTTTCCTTCATTTAATTCTTTTAATTTTTTAGCTAATAGCTCAGCATCTTCGGCTTGATGTGCCCATCCCTTTTTGATGATCTCGTCGGGTTCAATCCCACTACCAATTCTTGAAAAATGGTGATGAATAGCTCGGCCAGAAGATATCATAGCTTCATTCCGTTTTTCACATCTTTTCCAAAGTAAATCATCGACACCAACGTGATGAAAATCTGGGTCAAAAATATATCCGCCTAGCTCATCAATTAAATCTCTTTTGATCATAAAGTGTTCGTTGATATATCCTTCAGCATTACGAACTCCGGTATCAAATGCTATCAATCTCTTTTTATGAATTAAGTAATCATATACAGCTAATATAAAAGCATTTCGGTCAAACTCAATATCATTTGAACCATAAATGATAAACTCACCATCAGCTTCTTTTAGTCCATCATTTACTTTTGTGATAACAGTACCTTCTTCACCTTCTTTTACTACTATCTGGATTAATTCCGCTGGATAATTTTGAGATGTGATTGAATTAATACATCGCTTCAGTCCATCGGGACGACCAAGTGTCGGGATGATTACAGATATTTTTGGAAGAGTAGAATAGAAACGCAAATCTCTCAGAAAGATTTCATTTAATGGTTCGTGCTTGAGACATTCCAAAAGATGTTTATAGGCCAGATCGATTTTGCCGGTCCAACCATAAGCCCGGTAGAGTATCTCATGTGGGGTCACAGTATAGTCTCGCATATCAGTCCCATAGAACCCGGTGTAATCTAATTGAAGCGCACCATGAGCCATAGCAATTGATGCTGGATAATTTCTATTGTGCATAAAAAAGTTGGCCAATTGGATTAGCGGTTCACGTCTTGATCCATCACTATAAAATGATTTGAAATACCATTCAGCTTGTTGGTCTGGTTTATTTAAAAAACCATAAGCATTACCAATGTATATCATCGACTGAGCTCGTTCTGTTGGCCAGCGGTTCATAGCGACATGACGCTTTAATTCTTGAATACCACTATTAAATCTCCCAGTCCATATCAACTCTCGGCCAAAGTAGTGAGAATTGCGGTCATTATCTGGGTTTTCAAAACAGTCTAGGGCTAAGCCTCGAAGATATCCTGAGCGATTAGTTTTTTCATTTTGATAATGTTCTAGCTTGATAATACTTTCTGGAAGGAATTTTCTAACTGCTCCACCAGACAAAACTTCATGGACTATCCCAACCCACTTTAATTTATTTCGATTGTAAAATTTTGAGTGGATAAATTGGATTGCTGGATTTCCATACTCATCATGTGAGAATACGAAATTATATTCTAATTGTTCAGCTCCTTCATCAATAGCTTGATTGATTTTATCAATATCAAATTTCGTATAGATTTCATCACAGTCTGGGGTGGCGATCATATCTGTGGTGGCATGTTCGGCTATAAAGTTTCGAGCGGAAGCATAATCAAATAATGAGTCACCTTCTTTGAATAGCGATGGTTCGTTTTCGATAATAAACTTGCCATTGATTTGATCAGCTAAATCTTTGGTGATAACTTTTCTAAATTTATCGCCAACTTCAATAACTCGGCATCCTAAATTTCTAGCAATATTTGCAGTATCGTCTGTAGATCCGGTATCCAATAGTAATACCTCACCACCTCGGCTTTGAAATTCTGTTAAAGAATTAATAAGTCTCGGCAGGGTTTGAGACTCATTCCTGGCTATCAATACTATACTAAATTTTGGTTTTTCTTTTTCGTTTGTCATAGCACTTTTTACAATAAACATTATTTTTAATTTGTATCCACCACATTACCCGATGATTTGTTTTAATTATAACACTTGAGCATTTCGCGCACCTTGTAGAGTGTGGATTGCTCGGGGGTTTCATCTTAATTAATTGTTGATTACGCATCATAACGTTGATAATTTTTCTTGAAAATCTACCCCAGACATGATTGCTTTGTGACAATCAGCATCGGCTCCATGTACGACTAAATGGATAAATAGATTTTTCTTTAATTTATTAATACGCAACACTCGACCTAGTGATTGCTCATAATGCACATACTGGAAAGATTTCGAAGCGTAAATAACACAGGGGAAGCTAGGCAATTCGTAACCAGCAGATATCCCGCTCTGTGCTATGACAATATGGGCTTTTGACTTCTCGGCATTTTCTACTATCGGTCCGCGATCCTTAGTTTCCCCGGTTAAAGTAGAAACTTCATAACCCTCATCTCTAAGTACTCGAGCTATTTCATTAATCTGGGCGGTATAGTTAGCAAAAATCAAAAGCTTTGGAAATTCCACAGCTCGCTCCAGGATGTAGTCAATTTTTTTGGATGGGAAAATAGTAGTCTTTTTAACCATTCTCTGCTCGCCACGCTTGATATTCTCTATTTCTTGGCCATATAGTACTCCATTCTCGATCGTACGCTGTCTGGCTCGTCGTACAAGTGGGTCAGCCTCCTCTAATAGGACTTTCTTCAGGGCAATCTTTTGCTCTTCTGTAAGGTCAATATAGACCTCTTTATGGGTCTGGGCTGGGACATCTACGAAATCATTCAATGCACCGGTATACCCAAAACGCTGGACTAGCCCGGCTAGCCGTTGCTTGGTCTCTTCATCTTTTCGGGGCATCCATACCTCTCGTCGCCCCATCAATGTTTTGAAATAAAAAGTTGCTCGGAACTTTTCAAAATCCCAGTCAACTCCTAATATCTTAGCAACCGCCCACATGTTCATTGGCTTTGAAACTGGGGTGGCTGAACATAAGTACAATCTTTTTGGTGGGTATTTTTTTATGTAGAGTAGAGTAGCTTCAAACATCTGCGATGTCTTTGGTATCTGAACCCGCTTTCTTTGTCGCATCTCCGGGAGGACTCCGAGATTGTTATGGCATTCATCAATGATCACAGTGTCATATCGCGGTAATTCTCGCCAATCTCTACGAAAAGTTTCTTTACTGATTGTAGTGATATCTTTTTTAATACCAAATTTCTCAGCATTTTTTTCCCATGTCTTATCCAGAAATTGCTGTTTTGGCATTATTACTAATATTTTTCCTTCGGCTAATTCTAAAGCCGTCCGAGTCTTGGCTGATCCGGTCCCAGTAAAAATCCCATGCCATAATTTATTCTCGGCTAGAATATTTTTTTGGTGTTCGTAAAGTGGTATCATAAGTATTAATTATTAATTGACCATCTTAAAACAATACATCCTAAAACCAACGAAATACTTTCTCTACTCCACGCCAATCCAAACACAAATGAATCGTAAGTAGTAGAAATACTAAATTTTTTTACTTTATTGTCCATATTAAAATTCTTGATTTAATTTATTTTGTGAATAATTACTATCTTTCGACCAATCTCTATTAATTGCTATACCTTCAAATCTCGAAGATGCTTTTCCATTTCCTCTTTCCATAAACTGAAATTTATTATGTCGTTTTCCATAGGCTTTCATTTCTTTTACAAAGGCGATATTGCCCTTGAACTTTCGGCCATCTTTCATGCAGTATTGTTTATACTCTTCATAAAGTTCTCGAGCCGATGCCACCTCACCCTCTTCGAATAGTAAACATTCGCCAATAAATCCTTCGACTGATGAATTTTCTTCTCGATATTCTTGAAGAGATGATTGTTGTTCTGATGTGATAACAAACTGTTTTGCTTCTCGCAAATTCTCAGCGCCATCTAGCATCCAGTTTAAGATACCAGAAAGTTCTTTGGCTAGTAAACCATTAGCAAACCTGAGAGCGGTGTTGGGATTGTCTCGGAAATTATTATTGAAATTTACAATTGCTATACGACGTTCTGTAGCGGTGGAACTATCATCGACTCTCGGCATGGTGTTGACTGCAAATATAAATTTGGCCTGTGGACGGAACTTGAACTGATCCTTATACTTCATGTTGATGGTTATCTCTTCACCTGATATCAATTTCTTTAGTTTGTGAGATTGATAATAGTTTCCAGAAACCTCTTCAATTATGTTAAGTCTTTTACCAATCAATCCTTTCAATCCAAAAGTAGAATATAAGTCCTCAAGATCAATCCGCGATGTACCGGCATCGCCAACTATCATTCCCAAAGTATCCGCAAAAGTAGATTTACCATTTCCTCCATCTCCGACTAAAAATAATGCTTTGGCATAAACCATGCTCGAACTCAAAAGATATCCCGAGAACTGTTTTAAGATGAGTGTCTTCTCCTCTTTTTCAGGGCCATCCATCCAGGCATCCATACACATATCCCATGTCGGACATGTCGCATTGCGGTTATACTCTACTGGGAACTGAACTAAAGAAACAAAGTCCGGGGTATGTGGCATTAATTGTCTGGTAACTATATTTAGTAGGCCATTCTTTACATTGCATATATAACCTTTGTCGTCGGTAAGCTCCAACGCCGGGATAATAGATAAAAGACATGCCACCTTGTCGCTGACATTTCTTTTAGTTCGATAGCCCCATAGCATATCTTCATATAGGCAACTCAAAACTATGTCTGATATCTCCTGATCAGAAAGCATTTTATATACTCCATCATTATAGTTAAAGATAATCCCAACTTCATTTTTTCTAAGGTGTGGATATCGTGACAATATCTCATACTCATAGTTCGAGAACCGAGTTTTATCGACTTCTTTCTTCTGTTTTGCAACTGCGGTATACGCCTTGGATATCTCCTGTTGCTCCTTTGGTGTCATATTCCAGGAGATAATCTCATTCTTATATGAATAGGTGTACCCAGAATTGAAAGCGCTGTTGATGGTATTTAATATCTCTTGTCGTCCGCCGGCTTCTTTTTCAATCCCATGCCACCCCACTTTATTGATATGCTCAATCGCATCTTGTTTTTTCCATCCGGCCTGGCGCATCAAAGTAGCCGTAATCAAAAGCGCTTCATTTCTCGATCGTATATTTGGCGGTAACGTGCCACTCTCACCCGAGATAAGTTTGCTAAAACTAGGCCGGTCTTCAATAGGATATTCTTCATTCACCCGATCAAAGAAATCTTTCTTTTCCGCATCAGCGTATTTCTTCAAGCTATTGACTGTATTATTTTTCTGAAATGGTTCAAGCTCTGGTGATATTGGTGGAAATGCTTCTTCCATCTGATCCATAGAATAGTTCGCTGAGATATTTTTATGTATTCCCTTAATCTTAAATGGGGCGTATTCAGTACCATTCTTGTAGGCATCACCGGACTTTTTCCAATAGAAAGTATTTGGTATGCGCATTATGCGAGTGAGATCTTTAACTACCTTATCGGCATTAAGTGTCAATACAATCGTCTCTTCAATCTTCTCCCAGCGCGCGACTGACTTGTCCCAGGCTTCAGGAGATATCTCCGACTTAAAAATAGGTTCATCAAGTACCCAATAGATATGGTACCCATTTTTAGTCTCCAAAATAAATGTCGGCATCAATCTATTCTTTATCTCTTCGAGTTCCCGTTCATCTTTCCGGCCATCGATATCAATAAAGAAAGAATTAAGTGATGAGCAATGGTCTTTCTTAGCATCGATAGCATCTTTAAATCCGTTGACAGTAAAATAAGCTTCATACCCTTGTATGTTTAGATCATCCCGGCGAGTAGCTGAAGAAACTGGTGGCCTACCAGCGCCTGTCTGGTCAATGTATCGATATACATGATCAGGGAAACTATTCAAAAATTTATCGTTTACATTAGGCATTTTACTGTGTTATTAATAATCGCCCCAAACCAATTACGAGCAAAAAACACCAGCGGTATGGCACACCCCGATCAAAGGGAACCGCCCGCTAGTGTTTCTTGCTAATAATTCTATTATGTTTTTGATCGTATTATGTGCCATATAAGCGGTTGTATTTTTTCTAACTAAAAATCATCGTCAGCTCCTGGTGTTTCACCGAGACTCTTCGCAAGATCATCTACGCTTTCAACTGATGATGCAATATTTGCATGTACTTGATTGCGTGATAATTGAGGTAAGATTTGTGTCTGTACCATATTGTGAAGAAACTCTATTCGCTTTGTATCATCCCAAACCAATTGGCCTTTTACTTGGACTTGCTCCATTTGAGGCAAGCCATTTGGGTTATCTTTGGTATAGGCATGCTTTACTGTTTTACCATCTTGTTCAACGAATAATGATGATTTATTTTTACCATCTACCATTTTTAATGATGGTGAGACTTTCATTTCCTTAGTGAGATCAATGTTTGGTAACATCTTTAAGAAAGCCGTCGCATAACTATTACTATAAGACAATTGAAGATTGTAAACTTCACCTCCGTCTTCAAAAACAAATAACCAATTTTTACCATACGCGCCGTCTTGGGTTTTAATATCAATCAATTTTCCTACAAAGAAATCGTGATATTTTTCGAAGACAGTTTTGCCTTCTTTATTCACCCGAGCAACTGCTCCCGGGGTACTCTCATCAACTCTCTGTGAGAATTTCCCCCCCAAGATATTCACAAACTTCCCTCCCTCTCTGTTTCCTAGACCCATAATATTTTGGTGGACTACCACCATTTTTTAATTAATAAGTAGGTTAATCCCTACAAGATTTTGATCAACTGACTAGGTTGTTAAATCTGTTGTAATTATACAGCTCCCTTCGGTGTCGGTGCAAGTGCATAACTATGTGGATAACTAATTAGCTAACCATGTAAATACAATCGCTACGATAATAATGCCCAAAAGTAAATCTCCCATATATATATATTATAATTAATTTTAATAATTTCGACCCTGATTATCTGTTATTTGATTTTGGCACGGCATGTCTGGCATAGCTTTAAATTCGTCTTTACAAAGTGATTATAACCCCGTGGAGACTTTCTGTATGCGCCTTTATTAGTCTCGATCGTGTCTTCATGAGTACACTGTGTCTTTGAAAAGTCTTTAAGCCACTGATAAAACTTCGCTGGTTTCATATTACCATATGGCGTGATGAACGTATTCAATATCGCCGAGTATTCAAACTGTAAAGTATTACCTGTTTTAAATTTAATTTGTGTTACCATGTGATTTTTTTAATTGATTTTTTAATCTCTCTAACGTTTGTGGTGAGCGCGTGTATCGACCAACCCGTTCATCTCCTTTTGTGAACCGAGACTTTCGCCCTTTGATTAATAAGTTTTCATTAATAACTTTATCTCTATTTTTAAGTGCATGCTCTCGCAATATCTCCCGGTGATATTCTGGTATTACGCCCCGGCCTTTGTCTAGTCCGGCGTATTCTTTGTATTGTACCGCGTCAACCTGATGTATCTGCCAGGCATGCGCTACCGGCTTGATGTAATACTTGCCACAGACTACGCAAGGCAACTTCCGCGCGTCATAGTTCCGGGCATTCCGATCGGCTCTATCACGTTGCCATCTTGACCGATATTCTTTGTACTTGTACACCTCTACCCGACAATCTTTACAGAATTTTACATTATTGGCATATGGTACGCGTTCAATCCTCTGTTTGCATATCTTGCATATCAATTCTCGGGGTTCTTTCTTTGTCCGTTCTTCTTTTTGCAACTTCAAAAGATTACTTAAAAATTCTAGTTTTGGCATTGTATTAATTAATTATTAAATAAACTATTAGCACAAATACAACTCCGATAATAAACCCAATCCGCGCCCCTCTCTGTAGCCCGTCGTTTCTGCAAGCTTCAATAAATCTGATGATGTCTTTCTGTGCCATTTCTATTAAATTTTGTTCTGCTTTGTCTCTTAGCTTGCGCATATGTAACTCTTCAACTTTTGCATGTGTTTCGTCCATATGTTTTATAGGTTACAGTCTTTTTCTAGTTCTATTTCAAGCTCGACAAGCTCTGAGATTAAATCCCCCGCACCCGTGCCGGCTATGTATTCATCTAATTCCGTCCGGATTTGTTCAATTCTTTTTGATATTTGTTTTGATGTCATATTAGTTTAAAGTCATTTGTTTTAATAATTGCTCTGCTGTTATTTCACTACAACCAAAATCTCCTTTCTGTATTTCCCACTCCATTGGGTAATCTTGCATGATAATTTTGCGTGCAATATTTTGAGCGCTTTTTTCTGTCTTTGCTCTGATAACAAAATCATAATCTGGTACGCCTTCCGCTACTTCAAAGGTTATAAAATAGTTTTTCATATAGTTATTTATTAATTAAGTTAAGCATTACTAAATCAGCGATATCTTCGTTGAACTTTCGTATGTCGTTTTTTCTTTTACTTTTTGGCCTTATACCAAAATGTTTGCATGTCTCATCTACTATTTTAAATAGCATGTTTTCTTTTTGTCTGTCTGACCTATCGCGTTCGTTTTTCTGTGCCATTGTGTATTTGTTTTCGATCGGCTCATCGCTACACTCTTGGCATATGTGATAGCCGTTTGAAAGCATGGGCGACACTTTTAATTTATCTTTTCCGCAATAATCGCATGTTTGTGTTTGCATATAGTTATTTATTAAGTTAGTATAATCTATCTATTATTATTACTTTAATCGACCTAGCCCCGTTCTGTGCTTCGTATAGAAAACATTGAGCGATAGCCATTTGCGCGGTATAGCCCGACCATCTAGCCGTCTTGTCTATTCCATCTACTTCAATTGTAATTTGATATAAATTCATGTTATTTTTTAGATATTAGTTTAATAAGTCTAGCTCTATTCCGCTCCATGTCTTCTTTAGTTTTATACTTAAAAGTTTTAATTCCGGTAGGTGTTAAAACTGTAAAACTATTTTCTAACCCCTCTAATTGAAATGGTAATATGGTTATGTCTTCTTTTTTCATATAGTTAGTTATTACAAACATCGCAAGTATCACTACAAGCGTATGATGCTATCTCTATCTCGTCGACATCGAGAGTTTCCGGGTTGATTTGTTTTATAGTCTCCCCGTCTTCTGATAATGTGGTCATATGGTCATCACAAAGATAAAAAGTATCTTGTGACATGCTAATCCCTAGCACGTTCGAGTCAATCCAGTATTCTGCATTATTTCGGCAATCTTTGATATCGCAAACTTGGTCAATATGTCTTGTCATAATTTTATTTATTATTATTAATTACTGTTAAAGCGTGGCCAATAGCTTCGGCTATGCTATTGCCAACCCCGACGGGCTTTTGGTTCTTGTATACAATCCAGACCTCCATAAAATTTAGATAATGTATTCTCATAGTTTTTTTAATCCCTATTATCCCGCCCGGTGCTTATGAAAACCGAGCGAGATAACAGGGCATAAGCTGACTGCATTTTAGTAAAAATGAAGTCTATAATTAATTACTGGGTGGTTATCGAGCCACATATATCACTATATTGGCCATGATAATAAACATAAGCCCACCGGCTACTATACCGCCAACTATGAACCCCCGCCAATAATGAAACCGGCGCGCGTTTGGTTCAATAGTCCACGGGGTTGCTTTGCGGTTTTGTTTTTGTTTTGGTTGCATGTGGTGATAGTTAAAAATTAGCGATAATAAAGTTCTCGGTCTTCATAGCATTGTCGACGGGTATAACTGTGGTCTTGTCGTTTAGCTCTTCAAAGTCTTTGATATTTGGATATTGCGCTTGTAGGTCTGCAAAGCTATCAAACTCGGTATATTCACAGCATAGGGCTATCGGGTCAAATTCTATTTCCTCCCCGGTGGTTTCTTCGTACTCTTCGAGATAATCAAAGAGGGCTACCAAACCATAATAAGAAAAATTATTCTTATATATGTCACTCTTCTTAAACCAGTCTATAAATTCGCTTTGGTTTATTCTTTTTATCATAATATTTTTTTATTAATCTTATAAATCATGCCAATCGCCAATTTCACTATCATCGGCGCTCGCGGTTTGTACTTGTGCGTCTGTACCGAAATCGTCTGAACCGATAACAAACTCACCAGAATTATATTTCTCTTTAGCTATCTCTTCGGCTTGCTCTATACTGTCGGCCTCTACTTCGAAAGTCTTGGCCATGGGTTGCTCTATTGTTACGTTGTATTTTTTCATAGGTTTATTTTTATTGATTAATAGTTTTCACTTTTTGTTTTCTTCTATATAGCTACCGTCTGTAAAAGTGTATCTCATGATGTTATTTTTAAGTTAGCTTTTTTATAATGTTTGAGTGTATCGGCCACCACTCCTACTATCGAGTATATACGGTGTCGGTGTCGGTGTCAAGCGGTGGGATGTGGATAACTAAATCAAAGGCTATAAGGTAGGACGGGAATTTTTTTAGGTGGTGGTGGCAGGACGGGTGGCAGGAGGGGGGATGTGCCACCTTTTTACAGAAAAGGGAGGGGTGGCCGGGAGGGGCTCTGGTGGCAGGAAAAAACCGCCCCCTTGTAAAATAAGGATATTTTTGGTGGCAGATTTTCCTGCCACTTTCCTGCCACTTTTCCTGCCACCGTGATTTTTTTCTTTTTGACCCTTGTAAAATAAGGATATTTGACATTTCTAAAAATCGTGGTGGCAGGGTGGCACATATTTTGACATAAAGTTCTACAGAAATTATTTTAAAAAGTGAAAGACTTTATAAAAAGTCCTGCCACCCGCCACCATTGCCATCTTTTGGTGATGTTTTTTGAAAAGGTCAGGTAGGATAATTGACCAGTTTTGGCATATTTGTGGGTGATATAGGCTAAGGCCGGGCTTAGTAGATTTTTGAGGGAAAACGGGGAGGATTTTTAGGCGCGACGGATAGACGGCCGGGGGGGGGATAGCCCCTTCACGAGTACCCCCGGGTAAATATATAAAAAGGGATTCCTTACCCCTTTCATTAAAACATCCCTCCCTCAATTAGTATTCCATCCCTCCCTCTATTAGGATCCCATCTATCCATCAATTAGGATTTCCCCCTCTATTAGGATCCCATCCCTCCAACTTTTAATCTGATCAGCTCTAATTAAAAATTACCCCCCCACCTTTAATTTAAAAAAGAAGTATCTTAAAAAAAATATGGTATAATTTTTATAGACAGCTCATCGAAAGGAGAACAATGACGATAACTTGTCCGCATTGTAACAATGATGCCGTAGTCATTTCGTACGCTGGTGGCTTCATCGCCATCCACTGTGGTAATCTCATCTATAACTCGTCTGAACCCCCAAAGGAGAAGGAGCCCCCTAATGAAGATCACTGACTTCCTCTGCATGTGGAATGGTCATCGCTGGTACTACCCAGCAACCCTGCGCCGTCGTTGCAGGAGATGTGGCCTCCTCCAGAAAGCTGAGTTTCAGCCCAACGGAAATATCCTGTACTGGTGGAATGTATGACCCGCCAGCACCGACTTCAACGCAAGGCCCAGCGCCTCGCACGCAAGATGAGAAATCATCAGACCGACCTGCATCACGTTCCTCCTCGGAGTAACGGATACTACACGACCAATGGGTTCCTGTTGGTCAAGCGACGGATTGACCACGCGAGTTATCACCAGTTGTTTTCCAACGCTGGTTCGTATGAAGAGTGCTGTGCCATTCTTCTTCGTGACTGGTGGACCAAGCCATAGCCCATATCGGGCACATAAGGGGGAGTATGATCTGACGATCCTCTGCTCCCCTTTTAAAATGTCTTTATAGTTGCTCACATTGTCTTTACGTTGTATAATAGATTTATGAAAAGAACTAAGAATGGTTCGACAATGAAACAACTTGCCTATGCTAGAAAGTTATTAAATGCGGATGGCAGAAATAAAAGAGACATTGCTTTGTCGGTGAATTATTCTCAGAGCATGGCTGAAAATGCTAAAATAAAAATTGAAGATACGGATGGATTTAAGAATGCGGTTATTGCTTTGGCGGCGGAGAGTAATAATTTGGTGTTGGCGGTGATGACGGAGTATAAAGCTCGGGGGTTGAAGAATTTTTCTAACAAAGATCTAAACGGGGCGATGAATGCGATATCGCAGGGATGGGAGAGATTTAATAAGCAGAGGGCACCGGATAAGATACGGACCCCGGAGGGGAATCGGTTACGAGCGGTGATAATGCAACAAGTGGAGAATCAAACGATTAATACACAGCCGGCGGTGAGAGATGTAGCAGTCGAACCGGTTATAAGTACTAAGGAGGAAGAACCTGACTTAGATTTCTAATGTCTGATTTTACAAGACAGAAGGCGCATAATGAACGGATCATTAATGAGCTAGTGGCAAACCCAGACTTGATAAAAAACAAGCTGTGGAGGATGTGCAATTTATACTGGATTATTACTAAGGATGGAACAAAAGAACTGTTCCAGATGAATCGTGCGCAGAGACATTTTTTTGATAACTATCTTTCGGATTCTAAGGATATATATCATCGGCATATTATTTTAAAAAGTCGTCAGCTGGGGTTTACTACTTTTATCGACTTATTCATTTTAGATGAAATACTTTTTAACTCTAACCGGGAGGGATTGATTGTTGCGCACAAGGTGGAAGATGCGAGAGAGATTTTCGATCGTAAAATTGATTTTGCGATAAGAAATATGGCGGAGGAGATTAAGGGGGCGTATTTTAAATTACAAAGAAATTCGGCTAAGAAAATTCAGGTGGTGGTGGATTATGGACCGGATGCCGGGTCTACGAGTTCTATTCAGGTTTCAAGTTCGGGACGTTCCGGAACTTATTTTTATGTGCACATTTCGGAGTTTGCGAAGATGTGTGTTATGTATCCAAAGAACGCGATGGAGGTGGAGACTGGTACATTTCCAGCTGTGCCTTTTGATGGATTTATTTTTATCGAAGGTACTGCGGAAGGTATGGCCGGGAGATTTTATGAAATGTTCCATGATAACTGGGCTGTGAGGGATACGATATCCGGGATGAAATCCAGAGTTATGTTCCTGCCACATTTTTACAACTGGCAGTATGACGACATGGAAATGAAGAAGATCACTGAAATTATTCCTGTATCTCAAATGGAAATTGGTGAGATAGACTTTGCGGAATATCAGAAGGAGCATAACTTGAGTGATAAGGAGATTACTTACTACTACATGAAGTGGTTACAGCTCGGAGGGAAGAGTGGTACAGATACAGTACATAAATTGCACCAGGAGTATCCTACGACTCCAGAGGAGGCATTCTTATCGACAGGTCAGACATACTTTCCAACATCGAAAGTTTTTTCTATGCTTCAGAATCCATTGAAAGGTACGCGAGGGGAACTTATACGAAATGAAAAAGGGGATGTGTATTTTCAGGAATTATCCACAGGTCGATTGGAAATATTTAATAAACCTGAACCGGGAGTGAAATATGTTATAGGCGGGGATACCGCAGAAGGATTGGCACATGGTGATGCCCAAGTTTTATATGTTATAAATCACAAGACAGAGGAGTGTGCTGCAATTTACCGATCGAATGTTCCACCTGATGAATTTATTACAGATGCGTTTAATGTGGGGAAATTTTATAACTGGGGATTGATGGGTATAGAATCCAACAAGGATGGGCTATGGGTAAATGATGGGCTTGATAAATTGGGATATGTTAATTTGTATTATCGAAAGGTATTTGATGATATAACGAAAAACATTACCAAGTTTTTCGGTTGGAAGACTACAAGTTCTACCAGGCCATTTTGCTTGGCTGCTTTGAAAGCAGTATTTTTAAGAAAGAATGAAGGGTTCCCAACCCAATTGCTGACAGAGATGATTACATTTTTGAGAAATGCTAAAGGACGACCTGAAGCACTAGCTGGGAAGAATGACGACGTGGTGATGGCGGCCGCAATTGGATATGCAATTCTTCAAGAACAAGGGAAATACATTGGAGATGTACAATCTGGTGAGGGGTTTTCATTATCAAAAGTAATGTTTGGAGAACAATGACGGCAAGAAGAATCAAAAGTTTGCACTTTAACCTAAATGAGGGCGAAAATGTGGTGTTTCATCGTGAACATCGATCAAAAAAGGGCAGAAATTTTCAAAAACCGAACAGTTTACAGTTTCGGAAGTGGAAAATACAAAAAAAATACGGAAAAGATGCAGAAATGTTTGACTTTTAATTTTTATAAGTTCATAATTATTCATATATGGAAGATGATTCACTAGATACAAATAGTAAACCAACACTTGATGACGGAACAAGTCCTAAAAAAGCAGTTGACACCAGTAAAGATACTGTAAATTTCGTTGATGAGAAGAAAAAGAATATGAAAAAGTCTATGTATCGACAAAAGTTCGATACATTGTACAAAGAGATAAAGGACAACATAGTAAATACTAATGTCTCTTACGGACAGAAGCTTTATGAGTCGAGCGGATGGGGCTCGATGGTTTTTTATAATAAAATGTCTAACGGGGCATACGATTATAATATTTATCCCCAGAAAATTACTGATCGTGACCAAAATAGATCCGGAGTTCCTGTAGCCCAGGAACCTATTGCTTTTTCTAAGATTCTTATTGCTACATCAGTGCTTGCTGGTAAATTACCAGATGCTCGAGTAGAGGCTGATGACAAGATATACGCTCGTGCAGCTTATGAATTATGGAAAAGGACATGGACACTCAAAGGAGCGAATGGTGAGAATACTTTGTCCTTGACGTACCAAAACTTATTGACCTGTGGATGGGCGGCATGGCGGGTATATCCTAAGCGAGTTTCTGTAAAAAGAAAGGGTGTGGATAAACTCCTATTTGATGATATTTATCGTGAACCACTAGACCCAGAACGAACCTGGCTAGGTGTTGGCTTCACTATGGGTGACTACTGGTCACAATTTGAAGTCTATTATGAAAAAGACATGCTTAAGGATGAGTTCTTTGCTAAATATCCTGATGCAGAAAAGAATAAACGCAAACTAGAGTACTGTTCTACTACTACTGAAGCGCAAGACCAAAATCAAGAAAAATCTCGATTGAGTGTAACTATTGGTTATTATGAAAATGTTTTACTAAATCGATTTATAATCAAGTGTGGAAAACTCGTCATCTATGATGGTGAAATGCCTAACGATGATAGCTATGGATCAGTGCTCGTAGCACGATGTTTTGCTAAAGATTTGAATGATCCATATGGTGTTGGATTGTATGAAATGATGCGAGGTAATACAGCAATGTATACTTATATCAACTCATTGAATGCTCAACAAGTTGAAGCAGAAATTTACCCACTTCTTTTCGGACCTCAAGTACAAAATGGAACTTCAACATACAAGCGAAGTCCAAACTATGTTAACCCAAAGAATCCTGGAACTACTATTGATGTAGTACGAACTACAGGTAATGTTCAACAAGGTATTGCATATGCTGATAAGCAAAAACAAGATATTGAAGAGAATACCGGAATCAACAATATCGTTGCTGGTAATAATGCTGAAAACACTTTGGGATCTACAGTTATCCTAAAAGAAGCAGCATATAATCGTCTAACACCTCCAAAGAATTCTATGATGAATGCTTTGCAAACTGATGCACATATTGCATTATCTTGGATCAAAGAAACATATCCACTGGATAAAGTATTTATGATTGATTCAGACCGAAAATTAGCTGAATTTGCAAAACAAAATCCAGACTACTTTATCGAGTCTCAAGAAGTTGTAAATGACGAACAACAACCTACTGGTAAATACATGGCTTTAGCTTCTCGAAATCTTCGATTAAATTTTGATTTCACACCAGATGGTGAGATGTTAGAAAATGTTCCAACAAGAACTATCTCGGCTAAAAAATTATTTAATGAAATGGAAACTTATGGTCATAAGTCTGACTACTTAGAAATCATAATCGATCCAGACTCAATGTTGCTTCCATCATTGGAAATTCAAAAGCAAACATACATGGCCTTATTCCCTGTGATAACTAATCAAATAAATGTTATCTACGCTTTACGAAAAACTGATCCTGAAGCTGCCGCTTCTCAATTACGTTCACTGGAACAATTGTTGGATATTCAACGACAAGATATTTATGACTATATTCCAAAAGATCAATATGATGCTATCATAGCTTTACAACCATCTCCGATTGTACCTGCTATAGGTCCAGACGGAATGCCAACCGGAACTCCTGGAGTAACTGATAACCCAGACTTAACTGCACCAAAGGGTGATAATCAAGTTGCACGTCCACAAAGTCCAATGGGATCTGCCACCGATGCAAGTCTAGGTCGCGCTGCAAACTTACCATTCTTCCCTGGTCAATAATATGGGACTTGGAAATCTTTACAAATCAGTAAAAAATGCACTCTCTCCCGTAGAGTATACTGCTCCTGCACCTAAACCAATCTCTGAGTATTATTTAAAAGATCGTGGTGTAAAATTAACTGATGCAGATTTTGAGGCTGCTAAACCAATTTTATATGGTGAAATAAGTAACCGACCAGCTGATAAACAAATGCTTGAGGCAAATGTGATAATGAATACTGGTTTAAATAGAATGCAAGGTTATGGCGCACACGGAAAACCTAAAACACTAGCTGAAGTATTTTCAATGCCTAATCAATATCAAGCTTATAATAGTCCACAATATCAACAGTACTATAATCCAATGGATGCTCCATCTAAAAAGAAAAAAGAGCAGATTGATAAAATGGTCGATGATATTAGAGAACGTATTAAAAATGGTGAATTTGTAGATAATACTGAAGGAGCCTATTATTATATCCATGAAAAAGATGGTAAAATAAAGTACGATAATTTGAGAAAATTATTCGCATCATAAACATATGACTGAAGAAATATTAGAAAATCAAACGATGAAACAGAAGAAGATTGCTCTAGCACAGAGTGAGTTTGCTCCTGTAGTTATTGAAATTATTCGTGACTGTGCTCAGAAAGTACCACTACTCGGAAAGACAGAATTCGAAACTTTAGTGAATGCGATTACTATGGAAACTACAAGTACTCTCATGCGAGATGTGGTCGGTTACTTGGATGATATTAGAAATGGTAAATTGCATAATGTAAAATGAAAAAATCAGTAGAATTGAAGAAGGATAAGTACACAGTACGAGCTAATTATTCAAAAGAAGCTATAGATAAAAAATTGATGAAATTCATAACTCCATCCGGAGATGAATTTGAAATTAGCGCTGATGAAATAATGACTATGCTGGTAGGTCAAGTAAATTCTGAATTGTTGTCAGCATCATTTGTCGAAACAGATCGAGTAAATGTAGTTGAAGTAACACGTCAGATTGCTTTGAAGGTAACAAAAGACTTGAAAGTTGGAGATGAGATAAGAGTTGAATACAGACATCCATATCCTGTGGAGTTTGCATTAATTGAGCAAGGAATGGGTATTGCAAGAATTAATATGGACGTTCCTGTATTTACTTTAACAAAAGAGTACTTAGATGAAGTAATGAAAAAAGTAACCCCAGAACAAAAGAAATTTGTTCGAAGGTTTTATGAATTTTTCAAAGGTTTATTAAAAAAATAAGATCCCCTGGTGACGGGATAGTCACTAAAAAGTATGGCGAAGACAGAAGAGGAGAAGAATTTAGATAAAGTTCGAAAAGAAGCTACTAAGTTAGGTGTTCCATTTAAGGAAGATGATTCAGCTGATACAATAGCTACTTTGATCGAAGATAAGAAGAGTTTTTTAAAAGAAGAATCTACTAAAAAAGAAGAACTTGAAGAACAAGCACAAAAGAATCTAGTAAAATCCTCATTAGTTTTAAAAGATGTTTTTGGTAATGATGTAGATGAAAAAGATTACTTCATGCCAGGTAAAACTACAGATGGTAAAGTAACTTACGCTCCATCATATTTTAATAGAGCCTGTGGATATCCTGTGGATCGTGAAGATTTACTCGAAGTCTTTAATAAGACTTTTGATCCAAAAAAGAAAATCCTATTCTATAAATTGCGAGACCGCGAATTGTATATAGTTATTGTCCCATTGAAGTATTCTCAAGAAATTGGTGTACAAAATGATTCTATGCCTGGAGATTTCCATAAACACGCTATCTCTTTCATAGGAGAAGGTTCAGTCAACCTAGACACATTGAGAATGAGATTAAAAAGAGTAGCTGCAACGATAAAGTTTGAAGAGAATTAGTTGCATTACAAATTTTCTCATTATATAATTATAAGTAACCATCGCCCCCGGAAGCGAAATTACCGGATACTATATGGACCAAGATAAAAAAGAAGTACCAATTGATGATGAAGCAGAACTTGACAAAGAGTTAGCGGAATCTATCAATGCAGTAAAAGCTGGAAATAAGTTGGAGGAAACTCCAACTACCCCGGAAACAAAAGTTGAAGAGAAGCCAGCTGAGAAGCCAGCAGACCAACAACCAGATACTAAGGTGGAGGATCCCAGCAATCCTCAAGTTGCTGAAGATACGGATAAATCTGAGTTTCGTATCCCTAATAAAGGTAAATTTGAATCTGATGAGTCATACGAACTTCGTATAAGCTTAATGGATTTGGTTAAAAGACGAAAAGCAGCTACTACTCCAGAAGCTAAAGCAGCGTTATCTGATGAAATTTCAAAAACTAAGGGTCACCTGAAGAATTTGAATGGATCAGATAAAATTATTAACCCGCTTAATAAAGTAGATGATACTAAGCCGGTTGTAGATGAAGATCCTGCTATTAAAGCAGACCGCGAGCGATTAAAACAGCTCGGGGGGACTACTCGAGAGGATGTTCAGGAAATGGTCCGACAAGAACGTTTGGCCCAAGAAACTCAAAATGCTCTGACAAATTTCGTGAATCGTTATGCGGAATTTAAGGACGAAGATATGCGCGATGTATTCTTTGATTTTGTTGATGCTAACTATAATTGGCAAGGCAAAACTGGGAAGGAACTTATTACAGTTCTGGAACTAGCAAGAGAGAATATGTTTAGGCCATCTGAGTCTATTCAGGAAAGAGTTATCAAAGGTGCAAATGTTCAAGAAAAAATCAATGCTATGAGTTTCCCTGGAGGAAACAGTGGTGTTGGTCAAGGATTGTCTCCAGAGTTGCGCAGGTCAGTAGATGAACTGAAAGCAACGGGAATGTCTGAAGAAAAAGCGATTGAACTACTTTCGGAATAATATCTCTATAAATAAATAAAGATATGAGTTTTGTACAATCAATAATCAAAAACCCAACTCGTTCTTTGAAGAATGTTCCTAAGGGATCAAGTACTGTTATGACAGCTGGATATGTTCTAGCTTGGTCATCAGGCCTTGCAATTCTAGGTACTAACTCAACTGTTGTGGCTGATGTTATCGGTGTTTGCAATCAAAGCATAACTGCTGGAGAAGCACTCACTCAAGTCCCTGTAATTGAAGTCTTCCAAAACGATGTTTGGCTTGTGGATTCGACAAATAATTCGAACGAAGCACATAATGGTCAAAAAATGATCCTTGGTGCAAACGGTGGAATAGTTAACAACACTGGTACTACAAGTGCTACTGGTATTGTTCAACAGGTCGGTACATTTGGTACAGCTTCAGACAAGAAAATTCTTGTTCGATTCTTGAACACCGCTTAGTATTATTATTAGTAACTTTAAATCAAAATTATGACAGGTACTATACAAGATTATGCGGTGATCGTTAACAATGTGTTAAAGCACATCGCTCCAAAAGTAGCTCCAACTGTTCGATCGGAGTATCTCGACTTCATGTATAAAGTCGAAGATAATCAAAGAATCTATTCTGATACCGGAGTCACTGGTCTAGGCATGGCTGAAATCATTCCTGACGGCTCTGTAGGCGCATCTGATGCTCCTATTCAAGGATATTCTAAGAATTATACACAAATGCACTTTACTAAAAAAGTTCGTTTGACTTTCCAATCTAACTTCTTCTTGTTCGAAAGCCCAGCAGCTAAGATCAAGAGTGCAGTTAAATCCAAAGTTTTGGATGGAAAGAACGCTATTGAGCACGCGAAGAATTACCTAGCGCAATCTCTTCTAGCTCAAGGTTTCGGTACTTCTTTTACTTGGTATCCTATTAATAACGTAGGTACTCCAACTCCTATCTCAACTTTGGGTGCGGATGCGGTTGCTTACTGGTCAACTACTCACCCTCAAGAAGATGGTGGTACAGCTTGGTCAAACGTTATTGTGGACGTTGTTCCTTCTCCACAATTCACTTATTCTTCTCTTTTGGCTGCTCGCAGACAACAGAGTTTGAAGAAGGATGGACGAAGTCTTCCTTTGATGTCAACACTTGATACTTTGGTATGTCGATCTGGTTCTACAACCGCTCAATATGCTAAGACTATTAAGGGTACTATTGATAAAGGTCTTGCTCCTCAACAGACAAACCTATTCAATAACGCTCCTGCTACAGATACATTTAAGATCGTTGAACTTGGTGCATACCAAAATCTAGGTCTTGATGGTCTAATGTGGGGTATGTTTGATTCGAAGATGATGAATCAAGATTATGGATTCCTATACATCGAAGCACTTGCTACTCGTGCAGAGCCAGCAGTTATCGATCTATTGGGTAACCAAGATCTAGTTCTAAACTTCAACTCACTCGCAGTTTTGGGTGCTTCTGACCTTCGTGGTTGGATGTGGTCAGCTGGAGATGGTACTACTACTTAATAGTAATCTACCTATCAGGATCTCATCTTATTCGACAAGATGAGATCCTCATTAGGTAGAAGTTGTTCTATTATTAATTTAATTATTAAAAAAAATGTTACAAGATGCACATAGCCGCAAAATATCTATAAAAGTTACAGCAGCTGCTGGAACTGATACTATTATTGCCGCTGAATCAAACGCATGGATTTATATCCATGAACTTATAGGAGACCTTTCAGCTTCTGGAACTGTTACAGTCAAAGCTGGTAGTCGCGAATTGGGTTACTTTGAACTTGGGGATGGACAAGGTTTAACCTTGCAAGATGAGCCGGGTGAAGATAACCGACCTAGATTTGAATGTAAACCAGGTGAAGCTTTTGTTCTAGTTGTCACTGGTGGAACATTCAATGGAAGTTGTCATTATTCTTTAAGATATTAAAAATTATGGAATATCCAACACCAGAACAACTCAAAGCCGAGAAAGCTGAGCGAGACTCTGTGCTGGCGGAACTTCTTATCAACGAAAGAAAGAATAAAGATCTTGTCGAAGAAAATAATCGACTTGAGAAAAATATTCCTAATTTACGACAAGATGAAAATGAACTTATCCGTAGGATTGATGAAAGAAAGAAATTACTTGGTGATGTAGTTCAAATTCAAAAAAATATTGTAAATCTTTCGACACAAGAAAAACTTCTAAGAGAATCTATATTGAAAGCTGAAGAAAGTATAGGTTTACAATCTTGGGTTGCACAAAGAGATCAACTTCTAAAATCTATTGCAGATTTAAAAACTGAAATAGAATCACTCGAAAAGAAAAATAGAGAACTATCTGAATCTAATTCAGATATTGAATCGCGTATTAGCAAAGCTCAAGGTCGGATGGAAGAGATGGATAAATCAGAAGAAGCCTACAAAGAAGTTGTAGGTATTGAAGTTTCTGATTTACTATCACAAAAATCTAAATTGGAAGTCGAAGTTTCACGGGAACAAGTTGTCCTAGAATCTTTGAATTCTAAAAAACAAACTTTACTCGAGGCAATTGATACATTGACTCAGATTTACGATAAGGTATTTTCTAATGTACATGAGATGGAGGGTATCGTAGGAAATGTAAAAGAAGTTAGTGATAAAAATATTGCTGAACTTCATGGAATGTTTTCAGAAATAGGAACTAAACTTACAGAGGTAATGGAGAAGGGAAAAGAAAGTGCAGATGGGGCAAATGTAATCTTAGAGAAACTTCCTCGATGGATTTTTGAATTACAACGTCCGGTTTCATTAAAACGAGTTCGTCCTGAACGTTTGGTCGACAAACGATTACCAGAAGAAACAAATGAGTAACTAAATGAGTTATTTATCCAACACAATTGGAGATCCGAATTTTTTAGGATATTTTGCAACACCTGAACAACTAGAAGCAGCCTATCCGGTTGCTTTTGCTGGTGCATGGGCAATTGTCGGATCTACAGATACTGTTTGGATATGGGATGACAATACGATGGCTTGGGTAGATACCGGTGGAGCTGGACCTGCTGGACCAACTGGTCCTACAGGTTACACTGGATATACTGGTTATACGGGATACACTGGAGCAGCAAGTACTGTGACTGGTCCAACAGGATACACAGGTTACACTGGAGCTCAAGGTGCTACTGGTTACACAGGTTATACTGGAGCTCAGGGTGCAACTGGTTACACAGGCTATACTGGCGCTGCATCTACAGTAACTGGTCCAACTGGTTACACTGGATATACAGGATACACTGGAGCTTCTAGTACTGTGACTGGTCCTACGGGTTATACTGGCTATACTGGATATACCGGGGCGGCTGGAGCGGCCTCAACTGTAACTGGTCCTACTGGCTACACTGGGTATACAGGACCTGCTGGTGCAGGGTCAACAGGATACACAGGATATACAGGTTATACTGGATATACCGGGGCGGCTGGAGCGGCCTCAACTGTAACTGGTCCTACTGGCTACACCGGCTATACTGGCTATACTGGGGCTTCTAGTACAGTAACTGGCCCAACTGGCTACACTGGTTATACTGGAGCTACAGGCTACACTGGATACACAGGCTACACAGGAAATAAAGGAGGTGTACCTTATACATGGTCATCGACTACTACCAATTCCGATCCTGGAAATGGAGCTTTTAGATACAATAGTGCAACAATTGGTTCAGTTACACATATTTATATTGATAACCTTGACCAGCCTGGTAACACTCAAACAGGTTGGTATGATACTTGGGATGACTCATCATCTACTATTAAAGGCCAACTATATATTGTTGGAAACTCTACTACAAAAATAAACGTATTCAATGTAACTGCTGTTTCTGCTCAAGCTGGATACTATGATATTACTGTAGTATTTGTCTCAGGAACACTACCAACAAATGCTGACATAATGATGATAGAGTTTGCTAGAACTGGAGATATTGGAGCAACTGGATACACAGGCTACACTGGTTATACTGGTGCTCAAGGTGCTACTGGTTACACAGGTTATACTGGTGCTCAAGGAGCAACAGGATATACAGGCTACACTGGATATACAGGTTCCGCCTCAACAGTAACTGGCCCAACTGGGTATACCGGCTACACTGGATACACTGGGACCGCTGGTGCCACCGGCTACACTGGCTACACAGGTTACACTGGACCAAGTGGTGGTAGTGGAATTACATATACTAATGTTACAGGTACAACTCAAGCTATGGCTGTCAATACAATTTATATTGCCAATAATGCTGCTTTAGTTGTATTTACACTTCCTTCTACTGCGGCAGTAGGATCAGTCGTTGGTGTTATTGGTAATGGAGCATCTGGTTGGGAAATTGACCAAAACGCTGGAGATATAATCCATGTCGGAAACACAGCTAGTTTAGCTGGAACAGGTGGTAAAGTAGTTTCTTCAAATGCGTATGACTCTATTATCCTTGTTTGTACTGTTGCGAATGATGAATGGGTTGCACAAAGTGTGGTTGGTGAATTAGTAATAACAACATCATAAAATTATGGCTACTAAAAATCAAAATGGCATAAATGAAGTTGCGAACTTACAAATCTTTAACGCTAATGGAACGTATACAAAACCCAATAATATAAAATTTATTGAGGTTGTTTGTATTGGAGGAGGAGGTTCTGGCGGTGGAGGAAGTGGTAGTAGCGCTGGTTTTAATCGCGGCGGTGGCGGCGGTGGAGGAGGTGGTAGTATTACTACTGCTATATTTAGAGCTAGTGATATATCAACTACTGTTGCTGTAACTGCTCCAACTGGTGCAACTGGTGGTCCTAGTGGAACAAATGGTAGCATCGGTCCATCAGCCAATTTTGGTTCATATCTATTTGCTTATGGTGGAGGAGGTGGAAATAGTGGATCTGCTGGTCAAGGTGGTAGTGGTGCTGGTGTTGGAGGAAATGGTTTGGTTGGAGCTCTGGCTGGTGTTGCTGGTGGAATACCATCAGCCGCAGCTGGTGTTAATGGCGTTGCTGGTCAAGGTGCTGGTGGAACTATACAAGCTATTACACCAAATCCAGGAGCTCAAGCTGAATTTGGGGGTGCAGGAGGTGGAGCTTGTAGTAACAACCAAACTACTGGGACAGCATCAGCATCGGTTGGAGGGTCTTCATTATTTGGTGGAGCTGGTGGTGGTGGAGGTGGTAGTTTTGGAACAACTAACTTAGAAAGAACTGCTAATGCTGGGGGAAAATATAGTTCATATGTAGCTGGCGGAGGTGCTGCTGCTGGTACTGCTGGTGGGGCTGGTTCAAATGGAACGAATAGAATAGGTTATGGATGTGGTGATGGTGGTGGAGGTGGAGCTGGAAGTAATACAACAACAGGAGGTGCTGGTGGCAATGGGGGTACTCCTGGCGGAGGTGGTGGCGGTGGAGGAGGTGGAACTTCAACTGGCGGTGCTGGAGGTGCTGGAGGTGGAGCTGAAGTTAGAGTATATTCTTGGTAATATGGCTACTAAAAATCAAAATACAATAAATAAAACTGCTGATTTACAGATATTTTCTGCTAATGGAACTTGGACAAAACCCAATAATATAAATTGGGTAAAAGTAGTTTGTATTGGCGGAGGCGGAGGCGGAGGTGCAGGAGGTGTAGGTACTACTGCACAATTACGAGGTAGTGGATTTGGCGGGGGAGGTGGTGCATATGCTGTTGCGACATTTAGAGCTAGTGATATATCTACAACTGTAACAGTAACTGTTGGTACTAATGGCACAGGTTCAACATTGAATGGTAATCCAGGAACAAATGGCACTCAATCATCCTTTGGGACTTATCTTGTGGCTTATGGTGGCGGTGGAGGTGAAGCATTTAGTCGTGGTGGGGCTTCAGGTGGTGGTACTGGTAGTAATGGAACTGTCGGGGCTCTTACGGCAGTTTTAGGTGGGTTACCTGCTAATGTAGCTGGAGCAAATGGTATAGGTGGTCAAGGAGGTGGTGGAGGTGTTAGAGCAGCTTCCCCATCGAATACAGGGGTAGCAGAATACGGCGGTGGAGGAGGAGGATTTTCTACTAATAATACAACTACTGGTACCGCAGCATCTGCTGAAGGAGCTGGTTCAATTTTTGGAGGTGGTGGAGGTGGAGCTGGCGAAGCATTAGGTACTACAAATCTATCTAAGCCAGGTTCAAATGGAGGTGCTTCAGGTTCATATTTATTTGGCGGTGGTGGAGCTAAGGGTGCAACACTAACTG